AGAATAGTTAAGGTTCTCAGAAACAGCTTTAAACCCACCTGACTCGTGTCCACACTGAGCCAAGAAATGAGCTAATCTTAATGGGTTAGTGATATTGAATTTTTTAGCAGTTTCAGGGATTTGAGCAATCACTGCGTCAGGAATATGTCCTTTTAGATTTTGTAATTTGAACTCAGAACTTGTTGGAATAACAACATCTTCTTTAACCACTTGTGCTGGTTGAACAGGTTGAGTTGTCGCTCCGAACATTTTAGACCAAGTTCCTGGCCCAACGATTCCGTCAGCGGTTATTCCGTTAGCCGCTTGCCATTCTTTAACTTTTTTCTCTGTGTTAGGACCGAATGAACCATCGGCAGTTAATCCTAATTTTGCTTGGAGTTGTTTAACGTCTTCTCCTTTAGACCCAACTTTTAGTAACATAATTTATAATTTTATTATAAATATGTTTAAAGTCAGGAAATTAAACGGTTATAATCCAAGTCAAGAGTGAAGCAAATATAAAAAAGAATAAAACCCCAATCCACAGAACACCAGAATTAAAATTTTCTTTCTGTTTATTTTTGTGATAATATTTTCTAACTTCTTCACCTAACTCGTAATTGTTTGGGTATTTGTTAACTAATTCTTTAATCTCTTTAGGTATCATGATTACTTTTTTGTATAAATATAAAAGTGTTCACCAATATCTACAGTGTATCTTTCCATAAACTTACCCTGACAAGCTTCTTTAAGTTTTGGTGTTAAAGCAAAATGTTCATCTTCATCCAAAGTAGGTTGAAGTCTAATCTCATACTCCATCTTATATGGTAGTTCCTTTTGTGTTACCACCGCCCATGATGGTAATACCTCTTTAAGATTTTCTAATATTGTCATAGTTTATAAGTATCTATAAATAAAAAAACCCGTCAATTGACAGGTCAGATTAGAAAAGCCTGAGATTACAGCTTATGTTAAGAAACTTTTGAAGGATTATTGTTTCCCTTCGTATCCACCACCTTTTGGGTAGTATTTCTTAGTGACGGTATTTTAGGTGTACCACTCCTTGAGGTTTGAATTACTCTATCAGTACTTAACTCTTTCCGAGGTTGCCACCCCAGTTCGTCCTTGCGGGACTAAAGGTTTTTCTTAACAATACACATTGACTTGGGGTCTCTGTATGCAATGAACGGCTCATTACTATGTAGTCACCTTTCACTCAAACCTGATGGACACTTTTCCTTTGTTATTTTGTAATAATTTTAGGGTTGTGTTGTAGATGTGTCAGAGTAGTGGTCCAACATAAGCTCTGTCTCCTTTTGAGCGACAGAATACTAAACTACTCCGTGAAGTGTCCCCACCTCCATATTTCAAGATTACTTCATAAAGAGACCTTGGTAGGTCTTCCTTAGGGATAGTAGCGACACCACTCGTTCTCCATCTTACCTTTCGGTTTTAAGTCCTCTATCATATTGGGACCCGCAATAGTGTAACTGGATGGTCACATTTCTTACAGAGTTCCTATGGGTTATTCTTATCGTTCTTCCGAACTCAACTTGAGAATCTACTTTCCCAAGTCACCCAACCATTTTCCCTACGAAGTTATCCTCGGTACTTACGGTGTGGTGATATCCCACTTGTGTACTTGAGTTCAATTCCCCTTACGGGGTTTCAAACCGCAGTCTCCTCAACACAGGGGAGACCACTTTATCCTACTTTCGTAGTTTATTTAAGGACCATACACGGCCCATTATCGTTTATCAGTTACACTCAAGCTGCGGACTTTCTGCCATTTACTCGGTGGATAATATCACCGACACTTTGTGTTTCCTGAACGGATAATCTTTTTGTTTCAAAGAACGCTTTTTCAAAAAGAGAAGAAGGAGGAATCTTTACAACCTACCGAAGTAGGAATCTTTACAACCTCTTCATCTCAAATCTTTTACAAACTTACGACTTTTTTTTCTTTCTGTCAAGTAGTTTGTGAACTTTTTTTTTGATTTAACTACCGAGTATCTTTCATCCCCTATGAGTGTTAAATCTTTTACAAACTTACGGCGAATATTCCGTAGTGTCAAATAAATATATCAAAAAAATCAAAAGTTTAACACATCAGTTAAAACTTCCTTAATACCTGATGACATATTAAGTCCTTTAATTTCTTCTAAAGTCATATAAGCGCACTCTGTGTGTTCAAAACCATCCGCTGCTCCATCTAAATCCGGAATGATTTCAGTATCGGTTTTAAAAATAAAGACATGTAAAATTGTTTTTACCTGTCCTAACTTATTATAACGATTAATTCTAGATAAAGGTTTAATGACACCATCAACACTAACACCCATCTCTTCATAGAACTCTCTATACGCAGCATCCTTTGGGTCTTCACCTTCTTCTATACCACCCATAGGTATTGCCCATTTTGATGGTTCATTAATTTCGACAGCTCTCTTACAAACTAAACATCTGTTATTTACTTTTACAATTATTCCTGCACTTTGTTTCATAATACTATTTATATATAACTATGTTTGTAATAATAAATAAAGAAATTTTTAAAGTCAAAGTTTGTAAAACCAAATCTGAAACTCAAAGAGGGATGATAGGTCGTGAATTTATCGGATTTGATGGTATGCTATTTTTAATGGGTAAAGGTGAACACAGTTTTTGGATGATGAACTGTATTATTCCTTTGGATATTATCTTTATAGATGAAAACTATAAGATAACAAAAATACACCACAACTGTGAACCATGTGAAGATGAACTTTGTCAAAGTTACGAAGGTTCTGGAACCTATGTTTTAGAAATAGAAGGTGGTCGTTGTCAAGATGAAAATATTGAAGAAGGTGATATCTGTAAGTTTTTAATTAAAGTTTAAACTTTCTTACTTTTACAATTATTCCCGCACTTTGTTTCATATATACTTATATTTATAAATAGGTGAAAACTAACTAATGAAAAGACTTTCTCAAATTTCTATTTTAAAAAAATTGGTTCTTGAGTCGATTAACCAACCTGAAATTATTTTTGAGGGCGATTTGAGTGTAAGTCCAGGTTTAAGAATATGTCTTTACGATAAGGACAAAAATATGATTGGTAGTACTAATGTACTTGACTATGATTCATCAATTGGGTTGGACCCTGATATTAATAGATTTAATAATAAAAAGACGGAATATTGTAGAGAGATGTGTGACGATAATTTTTTTAATGGTAAAAACTCCGTTTATTTACATAGTTTATTTGTGGATGAAAATCATAGAAACAGAGGATATGCCGACATTCTAAAAAATGAATGTCATGAAATTGCCAAATCTAGGGGTTTTGATTACGCAACTTCAATAGTCAGTTTAAAAAATGAGGCATCACAAGAGTTAAACAAAAAACATGGGTACAAAGTACACCAAACAAATGGGTTTAAGGATTTTTTCTATAAAAAATTGTGAATAACTCAATTCTTTGAAGACTCAATTTTTTCTTGTAGGACACTAACAAATCTATTCTGTAACATCTTTAAGAATTTAATATAAGGTGAATCTTCTTTTTCAGACTCATACTTGTACTTACCTTGTGGTGGTCTCTTACTTCTTCCAATATAGTTTAATCCTGATATATTTGTAATACACTTGTGTCCACCTGAATTGGCTTGGATAACTTCCCATACAGGAACGGTAACACCATCTAAAACACTCCATTCTTCTTCAGTCAGTTCAGTTGATTTCTTTTCCATCAAAGATTTAATATCCATAAGTGTTTTAACACCATCTTTCTCATCCAAGTATTTGTCTCCGTATATTGCAGCAAAATCCTTAAAGGTAAATCCAACTGATTCTTCTTTCGCAGCAGTTTCAGAAACCCACTTGATTGTTGATAATGGGACTTGTTTTTCTTTTAATTGTGATTCCCAATGTCCCAATACTTCTTGAGCAATCTCTCCCAAGTTAACACCTTTAAGTTCTCTTTCTTTTTTAAAAGGGTTACATGATGCCTGTAATAAACCAAGTGGCCAAGCAATAACAAGGAAGTCAGCATCAGGGTTGTTTCTAAATGGGGTATATCTATCATATGAACCAGGTCTCATCATACTTCCACCACCATACTGAACGATGATATTATCTTTAACCTGAACATTCTTATGTCCTTTCATTGTCTGAACGTAATCTTCTTTGTTTTTCTCTAATGAAGATATATCAGCATATCTGTTTGTCTTCATTAATTCCTTAATCTTATTGAAGATTGAAAGAAGTGAAGGTTTACAATCTAATACTAATGTCTCTAAAAATCCTGGTTTACTTTTGAAAGCCAACAATAATTTGTTGGTAACCAAACCTAATAACATTCTATTTTCTTTAGCACTCTTTTCTTTTGATGTACCATAAACATAATTCATCACCATTTCAGGTGTAATGTTTTTGGAAGCGTAATCAGCACTATCAACCATAGATATTGTCGCAACATCTTCTGGTGTGAAAATTTCAGAAGCCGGGACAATCTGTGAAAGAGTTTCAACATTTGAACGAGCCCCTCTGAACTGAGTTGACTTAGTTTCGTCAGCTCCGGCTTGTCTGTCGTGGTGGTCGGTATGAACCACGAACATTGGTTTTCCGTGAGCAAAGTCAACAAGAACTGGCATAATTTCACCTTCAGCATCCGCCTTCTTAACCGCAAATTCTTTATCTCCGTATTGGATTACTTCAACATCAACAACTTTAATTCCATTGTCTTCCAAATACTTTTTCATTGCTAATGCAGTTGCAACACCATCTAAATCTTGGTGAAAGTATATCTTCGCTTTGCTGTATCTATTAGAAAGTTCTTTTATGTTTCTAATACCACCTTCAGAAATTATCTTTTTCATTAATAATAAATATTATAACAAAAAAAAAGTTCATCATTACGATGAACCTTTTAAAGTAAAAAAGTAATATACCTCTATTTTAAAGTTAACAAGTATTTCAACTGGTTAATTTCCGCTAACATTTCGTCTCTAATGTTTAATAAATCTGAGTCCATCTTTGGGTCGTAGCTTTCAGACAATCCCACCAAGTATTCACATACTAAATTAATAAACTCAGTTAACTCAAGTTCTTCAATATCTCTACCCGCTAATGTATAACCGCCTGTAAAACTAGGTCTTCCGTGTTTACCCATACAAACTTCAACAAACTTATCAATCAAATCATCAAGTGAATCATAAATACGCCCATAAGCCTCATGTCTTGAGAATGATTTTGTTTGCCAGTGTAGTATTCTAAACTGAGTTTGTGTTTCTAGTAAAAATTTAACAACTTCCGAATTTTTCATAATAACATTTAATTATAAATATACAAATAAATAAAAAAACGGAGTTTATTGGACTCCGTTTTCAAATTGTAACTTCTGTTGGTTCTTTTGGTCAACAAAACTTTGTATTCGTTGTTTAGCAATTTCACAATAGTTTTCACTCAATTCAATACCAACCCATCTTCTGTCATGAACAACTGCTGCCACACAACTGGTTCCTGAACCATTGAAAGGGTCTAAAACAATATCATTTCTATATGATAATATCTTAATTGCCTTTTCGGGAATATCCATCGAGAACGTTGCCTTTGTTAATGAACGAGTGTCAGCAAAGTATTTCCATTGTCCAAACACCAATTCCATGAACTCTTTCTTATCTTGTTCAGAATAAGCAACTTTGTTCTTTCCCTCTTCAGTTAGATAAGGTTCACCTTTCCATTGTGGTTCACCTTTAATTTTCTTAATATGAACTTTCTTATAAGCAAGAATAACACACTCTTTTGGGTTATAAATGTAAGGTGCCGATGGACTCATCCAAGAACCCCAAGCAGTTGTCTTACTTCTATGTGGCGAGTCTTCTTCAAGGTCAACAATACCGTAGAACTTAAACCCAACTTTTTTCATCACCTGATATATCTCAGAGGCAAAGAATACTCTACCACCACGAGCTTGTACATTTACCTCATATGGTATGTTAATAGCCATTCTTCCATCGTCTTTAAGTAAACGATAAGCCTCCGTTAACCATTTTTCAGACCAATCCCAATATTCATCCATAACAATCTCATCATTATGTGTGTCGTATTGGATACCCACATTATATGGTGGTGACGTTACAACTAAATCAACCCAACCTTCAGGCATCTCTTTCATTACATCAATGGTGTCACCATTGATTACCTTATTAATATAATTCTCAATCATTCTGTAATTTTTCTATCTTTTTTTCAATATACCATATAGCTTTCTTCAGGTCCTGAACCACATTGTCTTTCTTACCAGCACGTGATAGGTATTTGACCGCATTACCCAAATAAAAATCTTTATCTAAACCCCAAGCATCAATGACTTTGATAGCTTCATATGGATTATCTTCACCACCATAGTGTGATGGGTGATTAACCATTTCTTTTTGTTCTGACATAATATTCTTTTCCATATTTACTTTCTTCAAGTATACCCTCACTTACAAGTTTTTCAATTCGTTTTCTTGTTTCGTCGATTCCAACTCGTAGGATATAATCACAAATGTAATTGATATGAACTGGTTTTTCAAGTTTTCTTAACAGAACTTCATACGGGTCTATATTGTTTCTCATACTCTTTAAATTTTTTGGCAACGTCGTTATTTGTGAAAATGATTGAATCGGCTTTGAGATAATGATTAATAATAGTTAAATCTTTTTCTAAACTTTTGATTTGTTCTTCTCCTATTATTTTTTTGTTGAATCCCATATAACAAATATATTAATCTTTTTTTAGATTTACAATTGTTTTTTTCTGAACTATGTAACTTAATACCTTTCTTTTAAAGATTGGTAGGAGTGTATTTTCAAATGGTAGGTCGTTGGAAGACATTAATTCAAAGATGGGTAAACTTATATCTTGTGTTAATTCATTTAATATTGTTCTAATTACCTTTTTACTTTCCCCATCAAATATCAACTGAACCGCAAATTTACTGTCGTGTTTAACCGTATCAATACCACCAGTTGTATACTTCCAAATCCTTTTGTTGTTCCCGTTAAGTGTGAAGAAGTAACCTCTTTCTAAATCCTGTTTCTTATTTTCGTTGGTGTGTTTGATTGAAACCGAGTCGTATGTTAATGTCCAAAGAGCTTTGATGACATTGAAATATTCAAAAAACTTTGGTCCGGCATATTTTAATACCTTATTTAATTCTTCCAACTCATCATCATTTAATTTTGGGATGGGTGTGAATTTAAGTTCATTGATTAGTATTTCATCATCAATAACTTCAAACTTCTTATTAACAACGATGTATTTGAATTCCGAAGACATCACTTGTAGATTAGCCAAGTGTAATGACATTTCACTAAATAATGGATATAACTCAAACTTCTCAATCTTATCGTCACAGAACTTTAAAAAGTCCATCAACATATAATATTTGTGTTCGTAGTCAATTGGTTCTGTTAATAACCAGTCGGTTGTTAATCTGAAATGATTATTTTTTTTCGTTCTTCTTTTTCTTGATTTGGTTTCCATTTTACCCTTCTATTTGTAAAATGTAATA